ATGATGGAGCTACTGATTTAATTCAAATTGAAAATTTACAAGGTAATGAACTGCTTCCCTTTGGCGCAGTTACACTTAGTGGAGGCTCTGTCCAAGGCGTAATTGTTCTCTATTAATGGATAGTTTTACTGGTTACGCAGATTTTTTTTCTGATCGCTACAACCGTTCTTTAGACGCTGCTGGTCAACAAAGGCAGCGTGAAGACGAAGCTTCTCGTCGCTTTAGAGGTCAGGTTCAAGCTGATTTAGACCAAGCTGACGAAGGACCAGTTCCTCCCACAATGCCTGATGATGGAAATCGTCCAGAGTTCGATACGGGCATGGATGAAATGGCAGATGAAAACGTTGAAAGAACTAAAAATTATCTTTTAGAACAAGCTAAGAAGCGCATTAACGGAGTAGCAGCCCCGCAAGAGTGAGTTAGCATACTGCTACTGAGAAGTCCTCGACGTGTTAATCGATTGCTTTCCGTATTTCAACGAGAAAGAACTTCTAGAACTCCGCATCGAAACGCTCTACGATCATGTAGATGGTTTCTTGATTACTGATGCGAATCGTACGCACCGGGGCGAACCTAAAGAATTTAGCTGCGTTAATACTCTTAGAGAGCTTGGTATCCCCGAAGAAAAAGTCCAAGTTCTCCATGTTGAATTACCTCCGATCGAAGAGGCCCCAGATCCTTGGATCAGAGAGCGAGGACAGCGGGATGCTCTGAGTGTGGGCCTTTTTCAACTTCCTGAGGATACTTTTTTTATCTGTTCTGACTGCGACGAGATTGCGAACCCAGCAAAGTTAGATGAAATCAAACAAGCTGTTTTAGATCAACCAGACAAGATTGTGCGTTTGAGTATGTCAATGCACTATGGCAGAGCTGATAAGCAACTTGAATCGCCCACAGGGGAGAAGTTTGATTGGCGGTGCGGCACAGCTAGTACAGTGAAACAACTGAAAGAGTTTGGAACTCTTTCATCCTTACGCGCGAGCACAAATAACTTTTATGTGGGGGATCGAGATGCAGGTTGGCACTTGAGCTGGATGGGAGACGCAGATAAGCGTCGACGTAAATTAAGCTCGATTGCTGAGTACTACATCTGGGATAAACCAGAAGTACAGAAACTGTGTGATGAGTTCAAAGCTGAAGAAGGTAAGACAGATATGCTTGGACGCCAAGATCATTTAATTACTTCGTATCCAGTAGATAAACTTCCTGAGGCTGCCCTTAGAATAGAAAGAGTTAAAAATTACCTTCTTCCCGATGGCTGATAAGAAAATGCCTCCGGAGCTTCTGGCTAAGTTCAAAGCTGACCGCGAGGAAAAAAAGGCTCCCAGCGGGGACGAGGTTAAGATGGAAAAACAGAAACGTGCTAAAGAAAAAGCCCGTTCTTTCAAGGAAAAGAAGTAATTAATTAAATGGCAGCCTCTACTGAAGTCCGCAACAAATTCGAGGAGATCTTAGAGGCTGCTCGAACTCAAGGGCGGCAAAATCAAGCTGCAACGATGGTGGTTTTAAGCCATCTTCAGCAGATGACTCTTTTAATGATTAAAAAGGGTCTTTCTTTTTACTGCGATCAAGACACTTTCAAGAGTAGAACTCGTTTTCTTCACGATGTCGTTGAACTCAACAAGCTCGACATTCGTTTTCCTGCAATTATTCGCAATTTTTTGATCGACGGTTGTGGACTGTTTTACTTCCGCCCAGACCAAAAATTAAAATATCAAATCTATTTCTTTAATAAAAATCAGTATCGGGTTTTTCACGATCTCAATGGACAGATTGAAGAAGTTGTAATTATTTATGATTACAAAGTTAAAAACGCAACGCTCGGCCTGCCTAGCGACGTTTATGGGCAGAACAAACGTTATGTGCGGCTATCAATTACTGCCGACACAATTCAAGAAACAGAATCCGATTCAGAGCTGAGTTTCGAAATTGAGCCTGGAGCAGGTATTTCAGGAACAACAAGTCGTCCAAATTCTTTGGGCTTTGTCCCTGCTGTTGAATGTTTAAATAAACCAAACGCAAGCGGCACAGACGGAGAGGGGGATTTTGATCCGTTTATGGAGCAGATTGTGCTTCATAACGACATGATTACCAACATTGCTAAGAACATTGAGTTCTTTGGTAATCCCACGCTTATCTCTAGTCGCCCTCGATCTGACTTGGTCGAGGCTGGCGATGCCGGAAGTACTTTCCGACCCACAATCAGTTCGCAGAGTGGTTTTGCGGGTAGAGATACTCCTTCAACTCGTGTGAGTGAACCGTTTGGTTCATCGATGGGTGGCGGACTTCGAGTTCCTCGGATTATCGCCAACGTCGAACCGTCTGATCGTGTGGGCTACATGACGCCCGACCCGATTAGCGGCGACATGAATCGCTATGCACTTTTGCTTCGAGAAGAAATCCGCACCGCTTTAGGTGGCGTTGACGAAATCTCAATTTCAGCTGGTGCGACGGCAACTGAAATCAAAGGTCTCATGGGTCGGGCGCAGGCCACGGCTCTTAGGAAAAACAAGAGTTTCTTGACCTACGGTTTCTGTCGTCTCCTGGAGATGATGGTTTACCACCAGGAAATGATTTTCCGGGAGTCGTTTATCGCGGCTTCAGGTTTAAAAGAACCAAACCCACCTAAAGAACAAACAGAAGAAAGCGTCCAAAAATATCAAAAGGCTTTGCGTCGTTTTGATATGAAGCTGGATGAAGAGATTAAAAAAGCAGTTTCTGAGAATAAAGTTCCTCGCGGTGTCGTTGGTCTTCCGGAAGACGGCGACCGCAGTGTTTCATATCGTTTTATGGGCGATGTGTATGAGGACACGGCGTTTGATTTACAGCAAAAATCAATCGTCGTCCGAAACATGCAAGAGGTTGGTGTTAACAGTGTGGAGGCAATTAAATACCTCTTCCCTGATAAGACTGAAGCAGAACGTGCTGAAATGTTGAAAGGCTTTCCATTCAGAATGGTTGGTCAAACACAGTCGGCAATGCAGCAATTCCTGGTATTATTAAATCAGATGTTGCAGTCTCCGCATCCTCTTGCGCCTGATCAACCTTTAGCGGCTGATCCTAGACTGAATATCACACCGCTCCTTTACAGGACGTTTGATCACCTTGCGGAAGAACTAACTTACTCGGGTAGCTATGAGCCAGCAGATCCAAGCTTCGACCCCGAGCCCGGTCTCCCCGGCGGCAGCCCCGGCGGTATCCAGCGACCAGGGCTCGACAACCGCCTACCCGCAATGGGTGGCACAAGGAGCTACCCCGGCGGTAGCTTCGGTTCCTACAGCCCAAGCGCCACAGCAGGTGGCACCGGTTTCGGACCCTTCTATCAGCAACCTGTCCAACCCGTCAACGTCGCAATCCTCCCCGAACAATCCGTGGGAAGCAGCGATGGGTTCCCTGGAGCGGGTGATCAGCAACCTGCCTTCGCAGTCCCTCAGCCAGGCAGCACCGTCACAACAGACCCAGGTTCCTCAACAGGTTACAACACCTCTGAGTCAGCCTTCACAGGTCCAGCCTTGGGCTTACCAGGAACAGCAGGTTCAGCAGACCTCGCCTACCAACGCCTCACAAACCCAGACTTCCTCGCAGGCTTCTACGGCCAACAACAGCGAGCTCAGCGCGGCAAGCGTCGAGGTCGTTAAGCAGTTCGGTCTGGAGGCCCCAGGGATTCTGAACGCTTATGCCTGTCAACTCGAGGACATGCTCCTTGAGCAAGCTGCAAAGACTGACGCTGTCACCCAGCGTGCAGGCGGTATGGAGCAAATCCTTACCAACCCTGACTATCTGGCTGATTACACCGACCGCTTCTTCACCGAAGTGGTGCCTGTCGACATCGATAGCGATGTTCAGACTCAGGCTCCTCAGCAGTATCAGCAGAACTACGACATGCCTGCTCCTCCGGTTTCAACTGCCGGTCAGCAGCAAGCTGTGCAGCCTCAACAGCAGTGGGACGCTTTCGGTGACGCGATGACTCGTTCACCTGAGAACGCTTGGCGGATGCTTGCGAACATGAGCCCCGACGCTCTTCGCTCCAAGCTTCTCTTTATGGAGCCTTCCTGATACAGTCAGACGTCCTTTACTACCTCGGTGGGTGGTTGGGCTCCTAACTTCGATAAACCCCTCGTCATGAGGGGTTTTTTTCTGCTAATTTTTAGAAAAAGGGTGTGATTATGAAAGCTTTAGGTGACAAACGGCCCGATGAAAAAGCAAATAGCAACAAAAAACCGCGTGTAGGTGTTTCACCGGGGCCAAAAGCTCGTCCAGAGGCTTCAAATCCTCCTGCTCAAGAAAATTTTGACGAAAGTGTTCAACTCTGAGTCTCTTTTTCTTCTTTTTGCGAAGTAATTTTGTGAATTGCCACGACTTCTACAGCGTTTAGGAGTTTAATACCCGCATAACCACCAATAAAAGCAACAGCTACAGATTCTTCTTTGCTTAGTTGCATTCTTTCGGCCAAAGCTGGGCTAACAAACGTAGCCAAAAGCCAACCGACAGTCATTGCGCGTAAAAAGTGCCTCAAAAAGTACTTTTTATCGCGTGGATG